GGGCTCTTCGCTTTGAGAACCATCTTGAAGTCAGCGACCGTTTTAATCCAATCCGTAAGGTTGAGCCGCTTGTTGAGCGCGGCTAACAGATCGTCGCCCAACACCAAAGCCTTTCCGCGCCTGTTTTGTAACTTACAGGCGACCACGAACATCGTAATGTTGTAAGTGGAATTGCGGAAGGTTGTATTGGTGGTGCCGGTGGCCAGCTGATACATGAGGTGAACTTTGACGCCGAAATCGCGGTTCGTCAAGCTGTATACCTCGAGGTCGAGCATGAGTTGCCTGAACCAGGGTGGGAATCCGAGAACGCGAAACCACCGATCGGTGATCTCGGTAGCTACACGCTTGCGTTGCTCCCGGTCGTTGCGGCTAAAATCGCCCTCAACAATTTCCCTAAAACGTTCGTCCTTGATGAAACTTGCCAACTCCTTGTCGTCCTTCTTGTAACCGAGAAGGATTTCGAGTATGCCACCCACCTTGAGCCGTTCGCCGTCTTGCTCATGATCGAGCAAAGCACACAAACGTTCCATGGCGACCATCATTGCAGGTCCGGTGACGGCATTGAAAACGTCGGTGCCAGCATAAATGATGCGGCCAGCCGCGGTCTTGTCAAACCGCTTACCGACTAGTGTTTCGATCTTAACAGATCCGTTTTTCTTCCTTAGTTCGGAGAGAGTCATTCGGTCGCACGATTCCCATGCGGTTTCCATCCGTTGTCTCTTGCCCATGTCGAACTTGCGTAACCAGCGCTCTCTGTCGATCTCATTCTCATCCCATGTGTCGAACAGTAACGGCAACGCGTCGATTACTTTGGCAGCGTGAGCGCACATTTCATCGGACAAGTCATCGTTCACCCCGTTCTGGATGAAGTTGGATCGTTTATTGACGGCAGCTAGATATGAGACCGCATCGTTGGAGGTCACGATGGGCACACAAGCCGAGTGGACAGGACCCGTCTGATTGACAGGGTCTCGCAGGGACTCTAGGTCGGGAACATCGCGTTCAACGTGTTCAACTCTCACCTTCCACTCAATGTCTCGTTCTTGGACGAGGGTCAGCCTTCCCTCAAGCTCGAACACAGGGCGCTCCTCGTTGGACGGAGTGCTCAAGTTCATTGCCTGGTTGGCTTGCGCCCTCGCCCGCCTGTTGCGGTTGACCACGACATGTGATTGATGTCGTACAGTCGGGCGAGGCATTGTCAATTGGTTGTTTGTTTCTTTGTTTGTTTGTTTGTTGGGGTTT